CGTGACATTTTGTCTCATGCATTCTTTTTTTATCTTTTCTGCAATAATAGTGGGGTCATAATTGTTAGTATTGCACAAATTTATCAACTCCGTTGTATAGGCTTATTGTGTATATGTTACAAAGATGCGTAAAATCCACAAAAAAGCGGTTATTTTTCTTTTTTGAACACTATAAACCGCCGAAAGGTGGTATTATATGGGCGTACTCAAGAGAGACACGCGGACAAGCCGCCGACGATGAGCCGTTGAGCCACGCGGACAAGGCGCGCGGGGTATCTTGTAAAGTACAGATTATTCCGGACTGTCAGAACGTCCGAGAAGATAATCAACAGATACGCCGATATAATCAGCGATTTTTGCCAGTCTGTCGGCGGCAGGCATTTGCCCTTTGTTACACATCGCGGATATTGTGTTAATGTTCATCTTCAAGTCTGATAACATTACTTTTAATATGATATCACGCTTTAAACACTCGCGTTTAATTCTGTTAGCGATAATACTTGAATCGTATTCGCGCACATTGCACAAATTATTGTTGGCCTTATCCTCTTGCATTTGTGCAAACCTCCAAAAATCAAATAAAAAGTTGATTAATTCTTTTCAAGAAACAGAATCAACGAAAAGTTTGATATAATACGCTTGCAAGGTCAGACAAGGGAACACACCGAATGACCGCCAAACAGTGCGGCACGGTGAAAACAATTTGAATGACTTTACAATACATAAGATTATACACCAATGCCGCGAAAAGTCAAGCGGCGCGGGGCTTGCCCATTATTCAAACGGCTTGTTATCCGTTGCAAGGGTAAAAAGAGCGGAAAGCGGAACACATAGTTATTGAATATAGCCTTGCAATACTTTGATATTGCTATCACGCTTTGACGGCTTTTGTAGCTATCAGCCAAAGGCGGCGCGTGCCGTGACGCGCTCCCGATTTTTCAATAATGCAAAATACCTTGCAAGCTATTTATATAGCTATTATCGCGTTTATTAAATTTTTCGGTTGCAAGGGTGACGCGCGGTCAGAGGGCGCGGAAAGATTTAGAAAATTTTCGGAGGGGGCTTGAACCTCCCGCCGCGTATGGTGTGTATGTGTTCGGACGCCGCAAAAGCCACGATAAAAAATAACCTATTCATTAATGGTATAAAGATATTTTAGCTTTACACTGCCCGCGCTATTTCTCAGGAAATACGAATAACGGACGGCAATTTTTTTATTCTCAGGAATAAATATTTATTGTAAAGTAGAAATATTAATATTTCATTGAATGAATAATGACGATATATAATTAATTCGTTTTTAACACATTCCGAGCGCGTGAACTGTTATATGTTCGCGCGTTCTTTAATGTGCTAAAAGCATATAAAAATTTTAAATAAGGACGGTAAAAAATCATGAAAAAGACAACAGAAAAGAAAGCATTACGGAATATTGCGGATATCAGAGCAGATCTTGAAACACGCGCTAACGCCTACAACGCGGCAATAAATGCCGACGATACAAAGGCGGCAGAGCTCGAAAAGCTCGACAATGAAACATCAGAGCTTGAAAAAGAGTACACCCGCGCCGCGTTTCATGCAACGGCACTTGAACTGCTCGACAACCCCGCGCCCATGCTTGCGGCGGCAACGGCTCTAACTTTCGAGACGCTGAAACACAAAGACAAAGAGGATGAAAACGGCATAAAATCGCGTGAACTCGTCACGGCTGAACGCCCGCTTGATTTTGTTGCGCTTGAATCATTTTTTGTAGAGCGCGGAAAGAAATTCGGCGCGGAATCTACATGGGTTTACAAAGTCGCGGCTTTCAATCGTTTACTCTGCATGAGAACGGCTCAGAGTATCGGCGCGGATGTGAAAACAGTCGCGGAGAAGTTCGCCACGCCTACACAAGCCCGCGATATCAATCTCGGCAAAACGCCGACAAGCAATACACAATTGCTCAAGCAATTACAGATGATAATTGACTCCATGCTTTATATAGAGGGTGAAAAGGGCAATATTTATAAAGCAAATTCTCATGATGTCGGTTATCTGTTATCCCTCTACGCGAAGAAGGGGCGCGGCGTTCTGAGTGTTGCGGCGGCTCGCCCGAAGTATCTCGAAAAGCTTATCGCGGAAATACTTCACCGCATAGTTACCGAAAAATCCTATAATATCGAGTTCAAGGAAAAGAAAGAACGCGCAAGCGGCAAGATAGACCCTAAACCCGCTGGGGCTGTTGAATCCGCAAGAAAATCCGCGAAAAAATCGAGTGCAAAGGCTCAGACAAAGGCAAAGGCAACAAAAGCGGCGTAAAAAAATTTACGCTCAAAAGTGGAATTAAATCAAAATTAAAAATCTAAAACAGAAATGAATTGAAAATCATGCGCTATTACAAAGTTAAACCGGAATACGATCAGACCTGCAAGAATCCACGCATACACAACGGTAACATTTTAATCGGAGGTGAGCTTTATACGGAATCGGAACGAAAAGGAAATAAAAATCATGGTAAACACTGTACAGAATGATTATGTCATGCAGACAAATGAGTTTTCAGAACGAAACGGAATTGAAATCAAAATGCTATATAGCGAGGAGACGATGAGTGAATACCAAAAGATAGAAGCAAAAAGACGATGCCTGTTCTTCAAAGCTATAGGGATTGAAGACGACGCGCGTCTTAATCCGTGTTTGACAGAAGAAGAGTTCCTATCCTTCAATAAGCCCTGCAAGGAGTCGAAGTACAACGAGCTTAAAGGCAAGACGACGGTCGAGGTGTACTTCAGGTTCGAGCCGTACCACGATGTCAGCTACGTGTACTGTTTCGAAGACGACACCGTGTATGAAAGCAGACTTTACATCGGAGAATGAGGAGGAACCGAATCACTTTTAAGGAGCGAAATTCAAATCCGATTATGACCCCGGTGACTATGAGGATTTTTGTTCGGAATTTGGGTATGAAACCGAAACCGAAAACGAATTCGGCAGACTAACGCGAAATCCGAACGCTTATAAGATTTGGAAGGCGTGTTGTCACGAATGGGAAGGAGTAAAGCGCGTATTCAAAAAAATAAAATACTCAAAGAATTGCGGGAAATATACTAAAGAAAATCACTTCGGAAATTGGTAATGAAATTATATTCCCGAAGTATTTCTATTCTCAAAACATAATCTAAATACTACAAAATCGAAACGAAAATGAAAGGAGCGAATATTTTACTATGTCATACGAAAAGTTTGTAAAGGGAGTGATATGGAAAGTCGGATTTGAAACGAAAATCCGTTTTGAAAACGACGGCGAAAAGTATATGGCATACATAACGGGCGGAATTATTATCTACGGAAATAGCATATCCGCTCTTGTATTGGTGCGCTGGGGCGACGGTCATTCGGCGCGAATAAAATTAGAGGAGGAAAGGAAATCATGAGCTATAGTACCTATGGGGTCGAAGTTGAAAAGCAAAACGGTTTGGTAATCGGAAAGCATTTCAACAATCTCGACGACGCTATGTGTGTAGCCGAACGGGCTGTATATGAGCGCGGCTGTGTGTGGTCGTGCGTATATATGCCTAACGGCGATATTTATGTTGAGTATGAGATGTAAATCGAATACATCGTTAGCTAATACGAAGAAAATGTGGCGTAAAATTTTAAAAGATTTTGGTAAATAACTGAAGTCGTGATATAAGATAGAGCCGCCGTGAAATGGAAATCAAACTCGGCTGCTAAATTTAAAATCAGAAAGGAAATGAAAAAATGACGAATGACGAGGCGTATGCCGTTATTGCAAAGCACATATTCGTGGCGTATAGGAAATATGAGGGCGATAGACAGATAATTGTTTTTGCTACAAATATCGACGAGGCAGAGCACATAGCAAAAAAGGTGTTTGATACAAGCTTTGTATTTGTTAAGCCAATAAGTTCAACAGCAAATCCGCAAGTGTTTGAAATATAGTGATAATTTAAAATCAGAAAGGAAAACAAAATGGAAATCAGAGAGGAAACGAAAGACTGGATAGATTTTAGCGAAATACGCTGCGGAGATGTGTTTCGTACCGAGGACGACGATTACTATATGAGGGTAAGCGGGTCAGCAAAGTACAACGCTGTTAGAGTTGGTACTGGGCAGTTAGCCTGTTTTGGCGGCGAATTGGTGAGTCCAGTTCACAACGCGAAAATGGTGGTTAATTTCTGAAAGGAGATCAAAATGAAAATCGAAATCAAAACCGGGAACGCCGCTTTTCATGACTGTGACGCGGAAAATGAATATGTCGACTACTACACCACGGCAGCTGAGCTTGGCCGAATTTTCGGGCAGATAAGCAGAGCAGTAGCCGAAGGGCGAACAGACGGCAAGGTGATAGACAGCAACGGAAACATATGCGGAGAGTGGAGGATCTGAAATGAAAATGATTTTTGTTGTGGTTGTCACTGCCGAAAACGGAAAGTATTTCGCCTTCGCCGACACGATAGCGACGGGTAATAACTTAATCGCCATACTTAAAAGATACAACGCTGATATATGCCATTTATGCGAAAGCCGTAGAGAGGCGGAGGAACTGGCGCGAAAATGGAATGAGGCGTATAGACAAAACGGTACAAACTTATTTTAAATCAGAAAGGGAATCAAAATGGAATTGAGATTTGCAATCACAACTGTAATTGAAATTGCCTTCGTCGTCGCGTTTTTGTATGCGCTGTGGCACGAGGGTAAAATTATAGCTTTCGAGGAACGGATGGAGGATGCCGTAGCTCGATGGCTTGCAAAGAAAATCATAAACAGGAGGAGAGCTGCGGTTGACAGAAGAAGACAGAATGAAAAGGTTCGTTAAACACAAAATCAAAGTCCTAAAGGAATTGGGCGTGAGTTTGACAACCGAAGATGAAAAGCGTTTGGCGACGGCTTCCAGTTATATCGCTGTAGATAATATGGCGAGAACGATGATTCAGAAATTAAATTAAAATTCAGGAGGAAAATGAAATGAATAAGATTATCAAGGGAAAGAAGTACAACACAGAAACTGCAAAGGAAATTTGCGACAGAACAAGCTACTGCAACGGAACACCGAGCAGTTGGACAACTCTTTATCAGAAGAAAACCGGTGAGTTCTTTATAGCTCGAATATCCAGCGGCATGAATTGCTGGGACACGGAAAACAAAATCACACCGATCGGTATCGATGAAGCAAAAGTGTTTGCTGAAGAGAACATGGATGCGGATGGCTATGAGTCCGTGTTCGGTGAAGTCGAAGAGTAAAGGGAAAGGAGAATTGAAAATGAAAGATGGTTTAACAATCAAAGATGCGACTGAACGCTGGGTTCACGAAATGAACGCTATACCTACCGGGATGATTGAAAAGATGATGAACATCGGCGACGAGGACATCCACGAGGTGACTGAGCCTGCGGTAGGTGACAGAGTTTACTGCTACCAGCCGCTGAGCGAGCATTGCGGCGTGATCGAGGACATCTACGAGGATGGCAGGTATCACATCCAGCTTGACAATGACTCGTGGACGGATGCAGAGCGCGATGACTTTGAGGTCGAGTACGATGATGCTCTTCCAATGTGGGGTACAATGTGGTCGTTTGGCGACTCCGCAGATGATTGGTGGCTTGAAGAGGACGACGGAATCAAGCTCATGTCCGAGTGTGGGTTCCGCGTTTACGAGTCTGAGGACTTCGGGTTCATCTTCGGTATCGACGGCGCTGGATATGATTTCTACGAGTCGCATTGGATTCCGCTCTATAAGGCAAGAGGACTTCTGTGGCACGACCCAGTAGTGGAGCAGGAATACCAAATGTTAAGCAAAGGGTATAAGAAAGAAAAATTGGGCGCGAATACATACTGGATGGACAAAAACAATAATGTAATTGAAGAAGTAATCAAGGAGGAATTTTAAAATGGGATGGACAAGTTATCATGCGTCGTTCTATAAGAACGGCAAAATAGATAGAAAAGCAGAGTGCGACAGCATAATGAATTGCGATATGGTAGGCAACAAGGGGAGATATGAAGTGCTCAAATCTGCTATGGTAGGCTCTACTTACTATGCCGCTGTAAAGAAAACCATTTTCAAAACGGGGGCTAAGCCCGAAAAGGAAAGTGTTTTTGGAGTGGTAATGCTCACGTCCGTTAACAACAAAGACTATTTTAACTTTTCTTACAAGGATATGGATGAGAGCGCTGGTCCCGGTTACTATGATTGTCCGAAAGGAATACTTGATGTGCTTACCCCTACGGAGTATGAGTGGGCAAAGGAATGGCGAGAGCGCTGCTATGAGAATATAAAAAAGAAAAAGAGTCCAGACGCACTCAGCAATCTGCCAATCGGAAGTGAAATCAAATTTACTTTGTGGGACGGTACTGAAAAACGGTTAGTAAAGCATCCAGCTGCGTATCAGTTTAGTCGTCCGTTTTGGATGAACTTAAATGAATATACATATGTGCCGGTAAACAGAATCCCTAAGAACTACGAAGTAATAAGAAGAGGCGCGTAACCATGTTTGATTATCAATAATATTAATTCAAAAAGGAGAATTAAAATGCCAAATTGGGTAACAAATCGAATTGTGTTTCACGGAAATCAGGAGAATATAGACAGGGTTCTTCAGTACATAAAAGGAAATGGGTCTATGATTGACTTCAACAAAATTATCCCAATGCCCGACAACATTTATCGCGGTGATTTAGACAAGAGAGCGAGGGAGCTGTACGGCTCAAATAATTGGTATGATTGGAGTGTGGCGAATTGGGGCACAAAATGGAACGCGCAATGTTCCTCACTCAACCACAAGAATACGCTGTGGTTTGATACGGCGTGGAGCTGCCCTATACCCGTACTCAATAAGCTTGCAGAAATATGCTGCATAAACGATGTTAGGTTTGAAGGGGAATGGGCTGACGAGAATTGCGGTTGTAATGTTGGCGTGTTTTGGAGCGACAACTGTGTAGACAAAAACTGTGATTTTTATTATAAACCCATAGACGACGAGACAGACGAAGCATACGACATATATGTAAAAACTCGAGGCGAGAGTGATTGTATGGGTAAGGACGGCGACGGACATTGGATCCGTTACGATTGTGATACTTGCCCAAACAAAGACAAATGCTGAAGCAAAAAAATAACAAACAGAAAGAGACTGGAGGAGAATGAATGATGATATCGAACAAGAAGTGGATTGACTTTCTGCCAGAAGATGTGTACCAGCGCTTAGCAAACTGCAATAGCGTGAAGTCTGACATTCCGGCGCTTGTGGATGCTAAGTGGCGCGGATATAGGGAACTTGGTAAAGACAAGTGCGGGTTTACCAAGGAAGATGCACTGATTTCTGTTCTTGAATTGCTGGACTGTAACAGTTGTGATATAGAGCTGACGAGTGATGAGTATCAAGAGATGAAAAGATAATCTCGCGAGTCAAATGCACAAAAATGAAAAATGACAAACAGAGAGGAATTGAATTTGGAATGGAATTGAAATTTGATTTAGGAATGCAGGTCATGACGCAGGGTATAGCAAATATACTCGGTGACGGTAAAATTTGCGAGGAGCTGCTCGACGCTTTCGGGCGATACACAAAGTGCGATTGGGGTGATATCCCCGAAGAGGACAAGGCTTTAAACGACGAGGCGGTTCGGGTAGGCGATGGACGAACGCTCGCCGCATATAACACAAGTAAGGGCGAGATTTGGATAATCACAGACTTCGGCGACGAGGGTAATGTGACGACCATGCTGTTGCCGGAGGAATATTAAAATGAGCTAAAGCGAGGTGGAGTATATGATTTACACGGTATTCCCTAAAAATATTGACTCATTCAATATGCCGCAGGATTTTTGCTCTTACAAATTAGCAATACAATATTGTAAAGAAAAAGATTATGTGGTGGGGGTGGATTGCGAAATCGAGAGTACAGAAGGAAACGTGGAATAATAAGAAAGGGAAATAAAAACAAAATGAATTATGTGTATGTGCGAAATATTAAAAATGGTAGAGAAGAGTTTATGAGAGGCTTTGCCGATACTGATGACGCTATTAACCATATAGCGAAATGTTATAGAATCGATAAAGAACTTGGTCAGCTCGGTGAATATTGTTACTTTCATGATAACACATTCCATTACCGAGATTACGACGAATACCCTGACGAGGGCGTGTTCACATACAACAAGGAAACGAAATCAGAAACGACATATGGTTCAGCACTGATAACGCAAAGGAGGTGGAGCAAAATGGAATATCTTGTACAGTTCAACTATTCAGGACGAGTTACATATGAGATTGAAGCAGACGACGAAGAGACGGCGAAGAGAGAAGCTGCTAATAGGTGGTCGGTTTGGGTGTCGGCAGACGCGGTGGGACACAATCCCGAGTTTGCGTGTGCGGATATTAAGTATGACACTATGACGGCTGAACGGCTAATAGACGGTGATATAAAGGAGGTAAATGAAAATGAGTGATATAAAAAGTGCGGCGTTGTATGAGCTAAATGAATTGCATACCCGAGGCGATATATCGTACCTCTCATATAGCATGATTTTTGATGGTTTGAATGATATCGAGACTTTGCACGACCGAGACGCAGAAATCAAAGAGTTATGGGAAGAGTTTGGAGATGTGCCGATGAATCCTGAAACGGAGTGCATGGAGGAAGCGTTCTTAGGCTTTTCGGCTGGTACGCACCGTGAAGAAATTTGGCATTGGTTTGACGAGCGATATAGCAAAGGAGTTCATACCTTGCTGTACGGTGATGTAGCGGAGGTAAATGAAAAATGAATGACATAGTGGAGAATTATATTAGGCTCATAGACACGGCTGATTCTGTTGATAAGATTTCAGAGATTACAAATCGAGCCGCGTGGGATGTTAGCATTACCAATCAAGAGTATTGCGAAATATATGATTATGCGGTTAATAAAGTTAGAGATTGGAGGTAAATGAAAATGTATAAACTTGACTTTTACACAGCGATATCTAACAGAAACGACCCTAAGACCCTTAATCACTTTGAGCGGGTCAGCGGTTATGGACAGGTAGTAAGAACTCCACGAGGAAGAGAAATCGAATTTGGTTTTGATAAGCGGAGTGACGGATGGTATGTAACCGATGTTGCTTCCGGTATGAGGATTCCTAAAAAATATGACACAAGAATGAAAGCGCTCGCCGCTCTTAACGCAGAGCTGCTTGGTAAGGTTGATAAGGCAGTAGAGAACGATACACACAAAGCTGTGGTGAAAGCTCTTAGCGAATTTAAAACAAATTCGGAGGTAGCGTGATATGACGGTGTATGAAGTGTTGGAAACATATTGCAAAAACTGCGCACACAACGGTAATTGTTGGAAGCCGTGTGCGGCGGCGACATCGGCGGTAATGAGCGACGAGGATAAGTATAAAGAGGAGGTAATAAAGATATGATACAGAGAGGCGAGTTTTATACACATTCGGACGATGATGATTTTGAGCAGAAGATGAGAGATTTGCTTTTGTTCCATAAAGTGGTTAAGGTCGAAGGAGACGATCAAAACGCCGAGCTAACCCTCGATAACGGAGTGAAGCTCTACACGGAAGGAAATCTTGGTTGCGGTGGGTGTGGTAATGGTTGGTATTATCTCGTAGCCTTGAATAACTGCGATAATGTTATTACTAATGTCGAGGCTCGTATAGACTATAGCGACAATTCGTGTTGCGATATATACCGTCTATTCGTTTATGCGGAGGACAAAAAGATAAATCTTGTCCAGTACGAGGGTGGAGATAATGGGTATTATGGAACGGGGTATAATGTGTATGTGAATATCCCGAAGGAAACGAAGGCGGAAATATGAGAACAATTATAGCAAAGTTAAAGGAGAATATAAATGAATATCAAAGTAAAAATCTGTGATAAAGCTATCGAGCTTATTGATCTGTTGGCTAATATGCCGCTCGCTGATGATGAATTTGTTGACGAGATAATAGACGGTGTTCGGTACAACGAGCCGTACCGAATAGAAGCAATTAGAGATGAGGTACAGAATGGCTGAAGAAATATACTATCACATAACGGACAAGCATGGAGTAATCTATTACATAATAGACAAGCATGGAGTAATCTATGGCAGAAGTACAAGTAAAACTCGACTTCAGGAGAAAATGAAAAACAATTTCACCGAAGCTGTCATACGGAAGTTAGGAATAAAAATCGTTGAGATGTATGATAGCATATGAGCTATCGTAAGTAAAAAATAATATGGGAGAGGAAGATTAAAATAATTAAGAGAGGAGAAATCTACTTGGTTTCGCTGGACGGAGTGGGGTCTGAACAACGGAACACAAGACCTGCGATTATAGTGCAAAACGATGTGGGAAATGCCCACTCGCCGACGACGGTTATCGTACCTTTATCGACAAAAATAAAACCGTCTATGGCGACGACGCACGTCAAAATAACAAGTGAGCAGGGCGTAAGAGATGAATCGGAAGCGTTATGTGAACAACTGAGAGTGGTAGACAAATCGAGATTAGGAAGGAGAGTGGGTAAAATCACCGACGAATCGATTATGACGGATATAACAAGAAAAATAAAAGTAGTGTGCGGCTGTTAATTGGAGGGAAAAATGGAACATCAAACAGTAGTAGCAAAAACGAAAAATGGAGATGAGTTTGTGGCTTGTTCCGGTATCGGAAGCAAGCTCTGCTCAATACATAGCTGCGAGTCGTGTCCTAAGATGAAATCAATTCAGGACAGCGCAAATAAGCTTGGATATGCCGGAAAAGGAAATGACTTTGCAGAGCTATTAAATTATCTATTCGATAAGGAGTGTGAACAGTTTGGAAATTATGCTGTTGTGGAGGTGTGTATGTCAGATTGACTCAATTCAAAGTAAAAGAGTTCAAGAGAATTTTACGGGATAACGGCTATAAGGAGGTGAGGTGTTGCGGTAGCCATCAAACTTGGAGCAATGGTGCAAGCAAAATTACTTTGCCGACGGTTAAGCTGAGTCCTGTTATAGCGGCTCGACTCATAAAGGAAAATGATTTGAGTGTCCGATAAAAGTGACAACTTACAACTGGAAAAAATTCCCTGTTGACAAGAGAATTTTTTAGGACTATAATAAAAAATGTAAACGGAACAAATGTTCGACTAAAGTTCGATTAATGAAAGGAGAAATTTGTAAAATGGGATTTTTGGGTTCATTTCTTGGTCTGATTGGTGCTTCGGCGGTGTTTGTTGGAGCCGATGTTAAAGAGCGTTGGGACGAAATAGATAGAGAGCGGCAGCGCATTGCGGCAAATCCCGCACCGCCTGCGGAGATGAGGGGAAATTTAAGAGATAAATATGAATCTGAATGGCACAGAGGTGATAACACTCATTTCCCGGAAGAATATCTTCCTGCTCTTGAGAGCGATCCAGAGGTACTTTACTGGTGGATTGAGCTTCTTGCAGAGCGTGAGATAAGGCGTCAGGGTTATCGCGGTTATCCTATCAGTATTCAGGGCAATTTCAATCGAGTGTATAATGCTTGGAAGGAGCGTCAGAATTGGGTCAGATAACCAGTGTTGATGTTAACAAAGACATACTTATTGATAGCCTGAAAGCACAGAACGCAAGACTAAAAAAGCTCCTCCGCGAAACAGCAGAAGAGCGAGACAGATATAAATCCTTGTGGGAAACAAATCGGATTCAAAATGAATTTTCAGAAAAGGAGCGAAAAGCAAATCGGCGATTAGAACAAGAGAAAAAGCAAGAGCGGTTGCTGTCCGGTGTAAAATCGGACGGCGTTCCAATAGCTCATGCGGCGGATTCGATTCGTTCCTATGATGAAATGTGTGTTGTACTGGATAAGCTCAAAAACACAGGACGAATGGGAATACGAAACTGGGCTATGTTCCGTTGCGGCATTTGCTTCGGTCTTAGAGCAAGCGACCTCGTTAAATTAAAATGGGGTTGGATCATGGACGACGACGGCGAGTTCAGAGACCGTATACCCGTAGTCGAGAGCAAGACATCTAAAATCAATCGGTGTTTCATATCCGATGCGATAAAGGAAACGCTTACAGAATATCGCAAGTGGCTCGGCGGACGCAACTGTTCTCCCGATGATTATATCTTCTCGAAGAACAACGGCGGGAGACTACAGGAGCAAAGCTATTCACGATATCTCAAAAGCGCGGGAAAGGAAGCAGGACTGCCGATACACATTTCTTCCCATACAATGAGAAAATCATTTGCCAATATAGTGCTGTGTGTCCACGACGGCGGGGCAAGCGATAACACCATACGAGACATTCAGGGATTATTAGGACATGCAGATGTTCGAGTTACAATGAAATATTTAAAGGAAACAACGCTCAGATATGACGCCGCAAGAAAAGAAGTTTCAGATTTTGTGCTCGGCAGAACCGATGTAAACGAGTTGGTCATAACCCAGCAAAAGAATAATGACGATGTTTACAAAGTGTGTATGGAAATTCTTGAAAAAGTTGCGTAA